CAACGTTCGTCGTCTCTTTATCGTGCTTGAAAAAGCGATTGCGACTGCCGCTAAGTATTCACTCTTCGAGTTCAACGATGAGTTTACACGGGCACAGTTCCGCAATCTAGTTGAGCCATTCCTTCGTGACGTACAAGGTCGTCGTGGTATCTTTGACTTCCGAGTTGTTTGTGATACATCAAACAATACAGGTGAAGTTATTGACCGCAATGAGTTTGTCGGCGACATTTATGTTAAGCCTGCTAGATCAATCAACTTCATTCAGTTGAACTTCGTGGCTGTTAGAACCGGCGTAGAGTTTGAAGAAATTGTAGGTAAGTTCTAATAAAAACGATAAATAGTATTAAACAAAGGAGTTAATATAAATGGCTTTCAACATTCAAGAAATTCGAAGCCAATTAGTGCTAGGAGGAGCGAGAGCATCGCTCTTCCAAGTACAGATTGCTAATCCGGCAAACGGTGCAGGCGACATTAAAGTCCCATTCATGGTCAAAGCAGCACAGATACCAGCATCTACAACAGGTGTGATTGAAGTGCCATATTTTGGTCGCAAGATTAAAGTTGCTGGTGACAGAACATTCGCTGAATGGACAGTCACTATCATCAACGATGAAGACTTTCTCATTCGTAACGCAATGGAACAGTGGTCAAACTCAATCAACTCTCACGCTGGTAACATTCGTGAGTTTGGTTCTGCTTCACCGCTCTTGTATAAGTCTAATGCTCAGATTACACAGTTCTCAAAGACTGGCGTTCCTATCCGTGAGTATACTTTCAATGGTATGTTTCCAACTGAAGTTTCTGCTATTGAAATGGCTTGGGAAACAACTGATGCGATTGAAGAGTTCACAGTTACTTTCCAATACGACTTCTGGGAAGTATCTGGTGGCGTAACAGGCAACTCAACCGCCTAATATAAATAGATTCATATGGGGGCTGGTACATCCAGTCCCTTCCAATCTATAGAGGTATAATATCAGTATGGCAAGAAATCTATTCGGCTTTGAAATTAAGAGAAAAAAAGAAAATGCAGAAAGCATTGAATCATTCGCTCCTCCGATGGATGACGACGGCGCTACAGTTGTAACTGCTGGTGGTGCATATGGCACATATGTCGATCTAGAAGGTTCTGCAAAGAATGAAGCAGAGCTTGTCACAAAATATCGCAATATGGTACAACAGCCCGAAGTTCAAAGAGCAGTTGAAGATATTGTAAATGAAGCAGTTGTGGTGACTGATGATAGAAAGGTCATTGAGTGCGTTACTGATGACTTAGACCAACCTGATACAATTAAAAAGAGAATTCGTGAAGAGTTTGATGAAGTTATTCGCTTGTTAGATTTTTCCAATATCGGTTATGATGTTTTTCAGAAGTGGTATGTTGATGGTAGACTTTACTATCACGCAATCATCGATGACACAAACGTCCGTGAGGGTATCAAAGAACTTCGTTTCATTGACCCAAGAAAGATTCGTAAGATAAAAGAAGTTGAACAGAAGCGTGAAGGTGAAATTTCACTTCAAAAAGTAAAGAATGAATATTACGTTTACAATGAAAAGGGATTCAACACTGCAAGTGCCGCTTCGGTAGGCTCTGCTGGTGGAATGGATGGCACAAAAGGTATCAAGATTGCAATAGACTCGATTGTTCATACTACATCTGGTATTCTAAACGAAAACAATTCTCTCGTTCTTTCTCATCTACATAAGGCAATCAAGCCTATGAATCAGTTGAGAATGCTTGAAGATGCTGCTGTTATCTATCGCATCTCTCGTGCGCCAGAGCGTCGTATTTTCTATATTGATGTTGGCAATCTGCCTAAGATGAAAGCAGAGCAATATCTAAGAGACATGATGGCTAAGCACAAGAACAGGCTTGTTTATGATGCATCTACTGGTGAAGTTCGTGACGACCGTAAGTTTATGACAATGTTAGAAGACTTCTGGCTTCCAAGAAGAGAAGGTGGTAGAGGAACCGAAATTACTACACTTCCAGGTGGTCAAAATCTTGGTGAGATGGATGATATTTTATATTTTCAAAAGAAGGTATATCAATCGCTTAATGTTCCCATTTCAAGACTCGATACAGAAAATGGCTTCTCTCTCGGCAGAGCTTCTGAAATTACAAGAGATGAAGTTAAATTTTCTAAGTTTATTAATCGTCTTCGTAATCGCTTCTCTATGCTATTCAACAAGGTTCTTGAGAAGCAATTGATTTTAAAAGGCGTGATTGCACCAGAAGATTGGGCTGATATCAAAGCAGGCATTCGCTACGACTTTATGCATGATAACCACTTTCAAGAATTGAAGCAAGCTGAAGTTTTACAGAATCGTCTACAGATTGTTGCTGAGATTGATGAATACACTGGCAAGTATTACTCTGAAAAGTGGGTTCGTACAAATGTCCTTCAGCAGTCAGAAGACGAAATGAAAGAGATTGACGAACAGATTAAAGAAGAAGGTGAAGAGAACGGTGACGACTTTGAGGATGAAATGAATGACAATGAAGCGGATGAACAAGAACCTGAACAATCTTAATGATTATAAATATATGGAGTTAATATGATGGCAGAACATAGCGTAGTAGATTTATTGAAACATGCACATGAAAACGAACCAAATGATTTTAAAGACGCTTTTCAAAGCGTGATGCAAGACAAACTTGGTGCTGCAATTGATGCTAGAAGAGAAGTTATCGCACAGCAGATGATGAATGGTGCCGAAGAGGAAGACTTGGATTTAGATGTTGACCTCGACGATGAGCCAGAAATTGATAGCGCAGAAGAATAGAAAACATATTATAAGGAAACCACAAATGCTATCCTTTAAAGATTTAGAAGAAGTGCTACAGCCAAAAGCTGCTGGCGAGAAACGGTTTAAGGACAAACACGTTGTTGACACCATCGATTATCCACTAAACGATGCCGAAATCAATAAGGGTACAAAGAAGTCTCCTGCAAAGAAGAAGCGTATTGCTGATAGTGAAGAGGGTAAAGACGCTGCTGTTTATGAAGAAAATATTACTAAGTGTAAGTGTGAAACCTGTGGATGTGAAGTTTGTGAATGCAAAATGAATGAAGAAAACGAGAAAATGACTCCTGCTCAAGAGAAGAAGCGGGAAGAAATTGTTATGGCTATGAAGAAGGACAAAGAGAAGCTACAGTCTCGCTATGGGGAAAGCTGGAAGGCTGTAATGTATGCTACTGCTACAAAGCAAGCGATGAGCGAATCTGTTGACCTTGATGAAGCCCTACCTCCACATCTTGCCAAGTATATTGGAAAAGATGGAGATTTTACACCAGAAGTGAAGAAGCGGTTAGGCAAAGATTTTATGAAGAGAATGCAAGTTCCTTCTAAAAAGAAGTCTAACGTTAAAGATGTTACACCAAAGGGCTATGGTCCAAATGAAGAACTGGATGAAAGCGCAGCGGGTATTGCTCAACTCAAAAAAGCATATGAGCCACTGCGTGGTAAGAAAATCAGTTTAGATAACGCTAAGAAGCTATCTGCTATTATGGATAAGTTTGCTGACGATAAAGCAATGCTTCAGAAACTGGCAAAAGCAGACATTCCTTTCGTGAGTTCAAAAGCAGTTACAATACTTATTACGAAGCACAATATGAAGGGTGCTGAAATTAATAAGATGAGGAAGGAAGAAGCTGGCCTTGATGAAAAAGCTCCTAAAATGAAGATGACTGATATTATGAATAGAAAAAAGAAGCCAAAAACTTATCAAGTTGATATTGATGGCAGTAGAGCAACAGTAACCGCTGCTAGTGAAAAAATGGCAATTCAAAAAGCTATGACTCAACTAAAAATCAACAAGAAGATTAAACCTCTTCCCAAAGCTACAGTAAAGGTTATGGAAGAAGTTGGCCTTGATGAAGCAAATCCGGCAAAAATGTCTGATGATGTACTTAAAAGTAAATTATCACAGATGGAAAAGTCGCTAAAAACCCGTGGAGATAGTCCTGCCATACAATTTGAGATTAAACGTCTTAAAAAAGAAATGAAGAAAAGAGGCATTCAAGAAGAAGTTGACCTTGATGAAGCGTTCAAGATTAATGCTACCAATCAAAAACTTAATGATGGCAGTATGGTAAAAATCTCAAAGGATGATGCTTCTGCTCTGAACGGTCTATACAATTCGCTGAACCCAGCAAATGCAAAGACAATGAGTAAAAAAATGATGCAAGATAAAAAATCATATGGCGAAATCCTTGCATTCG